TTATGACAAAGTGTATAGAAACACTGTCATAGATCCACTAGACCCCAAAGCTGCTATTGAACGCAGCATAAGCAGAGAGGGCATTCAAGAAGAGGGCATAGATAAGGCAATAAAAAGCCGAGACGCTGCAAAAAAACCAAAACTAGACTTTACGCCTGACCAATATATATCTGAAGTGGGTGGCCCAGAATACCTAAAGGGGTTGAAGGGTGGTGTAGGCGTAGATACAGACGTAGTTAAATCTGCTTATGGCACAATAGCTAATACCAGCGGTGCAGATACTGCGGCAGCATTGAGTAGTCACTATGGGTTTGAAGTTACACCTAGTGTGGGTGAATCAAATATTAGTAGCTTTGGTGGTAATTACGAAGAACATACCTCTGCCTCGCAAGAGCAAATTTCTGAGTTCCAATCATTAGTTAAACCCATACTCGCAGAAACGATACCTTATCTACAAGCCACGGAGGGATTAGGGTATCAAGAGGCTCTAATAGAAGCGTATAAACGTGATCCTATGCTTCAGGCCATGTATGCCAAGTACGGTGTACAGCCTATTCGCCAAACAAAAGACGGGTCTACCTACCTATATGACCCTATGACTTTTGGTGAAATACGCACCAAAGAAGTTAAAGATACCTCTGTTAAAGACGCCCTTAAAACGGTGGCTCTCGTAACCTTATCTGTAGTCGGCGGTGGAGCACTTGCCAGTACGGCTGCATTTGGCGGCGGCACCTCCGCAGTAGGCACTGCGTTAGCTAAAGGTATTACCTCTGCTGGTATAACCGCAGCCACAGGTGGGGACACCAATGACATCATAAAATCTTTTGCTCTAGCTGGGGCAGGGGGGTATGTAGAAGGACTTAATGCTAACGCAGCAGATTTAGTGGCAAAAGCAGCAGAAAATCCAGCACTATTAGAAGCGGCAAATGCTGCTGCAAAAACTGCCGATACAGCTAACAAAATAGTGGCAGGAGCTAAGTTTGTAGACGCTGCTGTAGATGGGAATTTAGCTGGTGCTATCCTCGCAGTAAAAGGGCCAGAACTAACTAAAGCAGCACTCGATAAAGTAGGGTTTACTGAAGATTTTTTAGATAACTACAACATTAATAGGGACGATTTAGAGGCAGGACTTAACAAAACTCAAATGGAGCTAGCAAAGGGTGCCGATTTTGGTGACGCTATATTCAGGGGTTTTGGTGAATACATCATGGAAGGCGGTGCATTAGGGCCGAACAACATCGAAACACCTAAATTTCTCAAGATGATTGGAGATGCAATAGCAGAAACAGGTAGCGCCATAGACGATCTTATTCTTCAACCAATCAAGTATACCGTAGAGCCTGTCATAGACGTTGCAAAAGATGTAGGCAGGTCAATAGACGACAAAGTGCTACAGCCTGTTAAAGAAACCGTACAAGAAGTAACTGAACCTATAATTAAACCAATAGTCGAAACGGCTAAAGAGGCAGGCAGGACAGTAGATGATGAAGTGTTACAACCTGTAAAAGAAACCGTTGAAGAGGTGTATGAGAATCTGCCTGAAGTAGATGTGAATTTACCTGAATTAGATGTGAACTTACCTGAAGTAGACATGAACGTGCCCAGTATAGGGTTAGGTGCACCTAATTTAGGCGCACTGCTTAGTCCCCCTAGATCACCTCGGTACATACGAGATACAGGGTACACAATATTTGATAAGGGTGAACGAGAGGCAGAAGCAGATATAATATCTAAATACTTAGCTGGTTTAGATAGGTCTTTTGCTGGTGGTGGTGCGGCAAAAGGCTCTTATGGTAGTGTTGACGAGCTGCTACGTATAGTCGGAGGCAAGTGATGAGTTCCTTTAACCTTGACGATTTCCTAGATGATCTAAACAAGATTGATGTGGGTTATGTTGAAGAACAACCTAGCTATACCGATTACCGTGAGGATGTTACAGAGTACGATTTTAGCAAGCGTTTTGATGTCGATGATTTTCT